TCAATATCGGCGGTGGCAAACGATCCGACCGGATGGCCGGCGCTGGCGAGCGTAAACATCGGCAGCGTTACGAATGCAGCGTCGAGCACGGTAGCAAATGCGTCCATAGTCAGCACAGGAATGTGCAGACTTGCTGTTCCTACCGCACCTACTATGCCATCAGATACTAATGTCAGCATCGGCATAGTAATTGTCACGTTCGGGCCGTACGGGCCATCGAACGGAGTGAAGTCATTGTCGCTGGGGAATATGGCCTCGTCGCCAATGTGCCCCTCGTCTATGTGTCCGGAAAAACCGAGAATTATCGGAACGCCCCAGCGAAAAACACCATCTGAAACGGTGACCGATACCGCAGACGACTCGAAATCAACCAGCGTTCCGTTGAAGTGCAACGAGTATCTGTCGTTTACGTGATCATACTGGATGGCGATGTGGTTCCACTGAGTGGCAGCAAAATCAGCATTGCCCTCAGTGACCTTATCGAGTATGTCAAATGAAGTGCCGTCTGTTCCAACGCTCCATGTAAGAACAGGTATTTCATCAACCTCAGCAATGCAGACTTGTACTGCGTCGCCATTTGTACTTGAAGCAAACGCGAACAGCCGGCGAGTGGCGGCGGCGAGTGGAACTGCATCGTCGTACCTGTACCAAAAGTCAACTACCCAGCTATCTGGACCGAGAGTATCAACGTCGGTAGATTCAATATAATTCGACCCGTCCAGCAACAACGAGGCGCTGCCGAATTTGCTCTGAGCGGTATCTAGTTCCGCGCCGTTGTTTGTCCACACGTATCCAGCGGAACCGGTGTCCGGATACGTAGTGGACGCGTCGGTACCGTCAAGGTGGAGAATTGATAGGTCGGCCATTTTGTCTACCTATGAGGCAAAATTAAAGGCCCGCAGGAGTAACCTGCGCCACTCGTGCGGGCCGGCTTGCGTAGCACTATTACGCCGCAGGTTGGGTAACAGTGAAGGCGGTGATGGTCTGAACAGCCGCAGTCACGATCGCTGTTGAAGTCAGGTTCATGTTCGCGCCGGAAGTGCCGACGTTACCGTCGAGGCGCATGAGAACTTTGTTCGTTGCGTCGGACGCGCCAGCGTCGGCCACGGTGCCCATCAGACGGAACCAGCCGGCTGTCGCAGTTGCGACGGCTGCGCCGGACCACGTTTGTGTGGAGCTTTTGACGAGCGAACCGTCAGTCGAAATGCCAAACTTCAGGCCATTGACGTTGTTGACGCCGGAGGCCATGTTGGTATCGGTCTTCGTGATGGTTGTGACTGTCGAGGCAACAACCCATCCGTTCGGAAGAGTGCCTTGGCCGGGTAGCGCAGTGATCGTGATAACGTCCACTGTACCGCCGACGTTGGATGCCTTGAAGAGTTTGTTCTTCGGGTTCGCATTGATCTTCGTTACAACGTCGGTAGCGGTTTGGATCAACGACGTGTTGAAAGGCGTCGAACTGCCCATGATTTCGATGCTGTTGACGGTAAGCGTATCCACGGAACCTGACGCGCCGCCAGTCAAATCGACGGAACCCGACGACTGGACCTCGGCGGTGAAGGCACCTTCGTTGTCAGTGATGGTGACAAGCAGCGTGCCGGCTTCAGCATCGTCGGCGAGAGTGGGCTGGGAGCCGGTGAAAATCTTGATGCGACCACCTGAGAACGCACCCTCGAAAGAGCCGCCTTCAAGCAGGAAGTTACGCAGAGCAGTGGAAAGACGAAGTGCCATGATGAATCTCCTTTAAGATATGTTCTGGGGTTAATCTCGTAGTGCTGCAACGTACTGAACTGTTCCCTTGTGGCGGCGAATCATACCAGCCCCCTTCGCTGCGCTCGGAATTGTGAACCGATCCTGCGTGATGTTTGTAATCTGTCCGCCGTCACGGGCCACGCAAATGCCCTGCGTCGTAGTAAAAACTGCAACTGGTCCATTGCCCTTTCCATCGAAGATCATGTCGGCGGTACAGTAATCTGTTGTGCCGAGGATCGCGCCGTAGCTCAGGGCATCATTGAACTCCCATTTTTCTGGGATGCTGCCCGAAAGCCAGAACAGGGCATCGGATGTACTCAAGTATACACCGTCGTTCATGGGCTCCACAAGGGTAATGTCGCCGGCAAACGGGTAGTTCTTGCGGAGATCGAATAACTCGTAGGCAAGCGGCTCGGAGTAGAACAGCACGGACCCCGAGGCTACCAAGGATCGGCCATTGAAGGCGCGTACGATCTGGCCGGCTGGAGGTGGGCCGAAGAACTGGGTGCTAAGGACCACGGTCTGCTTTACCGGCGCAACCAAGTTGAAGGTCGTCTGTGCGTTCGGGATTGTGCCTGCGTGGTACAGGGTCTCGGAATTGGTGTCCGTCGCCCATACCAGCTTCGCGAAAACGCTGGGGTCGTATGACACTGGTAGGTCGGTCAGGGCCATGCCACCCTCGGTGACTTCAAAGCCCTCGGCACGAGGGGTTCCGGACTGCTGGCCGTCATTGCGGATGAAGGTCACGGCATATTGGTACCTGCCGGCCCGTAGGGTGCCTCCCATCGACGCAGCATTGCCTTGGGCCATTGGGGTAGCCAAGCCCCACGTGCGTGCCTCTCCGGCCTGCACAACGCCCGTTTGGAGGCCGTTCGACCAGCCTACGTAGTTGCCCAGAACCGCGTATGAAATATCGCGGAGCGGGATAAGGTCGGTCCTGAGCGTGTCGAAGGTGAAGTCCGGGAAGACGCGGATAAGGTCAGTGCCGTTACGGGAGGCAAGGCACATGCCGGTGCCGACGAATAGCGAACGGATGTCGCCTGACACCACTGGCGCGCTGAATCCGGGACGGAGGGAAATTTCGAGGCTGTCGTCGATGTCCACGTTCGTAGCAACGACGAGGTCTTCGAGCCCCAGACGCTCAGCCGGGACCACATTGCGGAGCCCGGCAAATTCGCTGTGTTCGTAGACACCCTCGTTTGGGTTAGTAATTGCCACGGTCCCACGCTCCGCGTACCCAGCCGCCGAAGCGGAAGCGCGCTGGGCCAAGGGTCATCTTCATGAAGTCGTTACGGGCTTCTCTGCACTGGCGATCGAATTCTTGGAGGTAGCCAGCGCCGAGGCGGGCAGCAGCGGAATCCACGTTCGGAGTGGTCAGTGCCTTGCCGGCTGCGTACATGCAGAGCAGTTCGTGGTACTCGGCCTCGATCTCGCATTCGGCAGACGGGGTAGACACGGTAAGCTGCACGATGGGCAAGTGAGACACGCGCATCTGCGCGACGAGGCCGTTCTCCGTTATACTAGGAGTCGCGCGGAAACGTATAACCCGCGTCTGCACATCGACCGCATACCAGTTGGGGCGACCCGGAGTCTCGATGTATGGAGAGTTGATGTCGAAGAAGTCTTGGTTCGGGTAGGAGAACACGCGCGAAGTGATGTCTTCGAAACTGATGTTGCGAAGATGCAGATCGGAGTCGGATAGATTCACCGACAGCACTCGGAGAACACGCGAGTGCAGATCATAGTCCTTCACGTTGGTCGCCAGCGTCACGCCTGTGAACGCGGCCTTTGCCACCGTGTATCGTGAATTGAGACGCCACGTCTTGCGAGCGAACTCGTCGGCGCCCCTGTTGAGAAAAGTGACAAGAGATGCGTCCGAGAAAAGATCGTCTGGAACGCCGGCAAGCAATTCGGCGCGGTCGTCCAAATAAACTTTCCCGGTATGTTCCAGCATCTCTTGCAGGTTCATGTTATACCTCGTTGCTGTTCAGGTCTTCGAATGTCTGCACGCGCTTGCCATCGCTGTCGATCGCCTTGCCGAGTTTCTGGTAAGGGAAGCGGCGAACCTTGCGGGTGACGGAGCCGTTCGGCATTCCGGTGGCGCTATCCACTGTCGTGATCGCCTTGTCGAGAATCGCGTGGTCGAGCACGCCGAGAACTTCGAGCGGCACTTCCACTACGCGGCCACGCGTGATCTGGTATACGCGGCCATTCACGCCGACAGGCACAAATGAAAGTTCAGTCGCGTCATTGCCTTCATCAACGATGATGGCCCAGCGCTCTTTGCTCGATGCGCGAGACGCATTGGCTCCCGGAACAACAAGCTCCGGTGCTTCTTGGGCGGCAAAATTTGCCGCCGTCAGTTCTTCGATG